TATCTTATTCCACGAAAGTCGCTTGACTGTCTTAAACTCTAAAACGTCTGTAACGTCGCTGTGAGCTTGTTTAAGGTAACTAAGCATAATATCATTAGCAGTTGCGTAAAGTTCAGCAGACTGCTGTTTTTTTAGCTCTGTGAGTTGCTTTTTTATGTCAGCATTTGTCAGCAATCTGTGACCGTTTCTTCTAGCCGTTTCATAGTCAGCACCGTACGCTTTTTGATACGCCCAAGTAGCATTGTAACGTTGCAAATAATACAGACAAAAGGCTTTCTGACGGTCTTTTAGCTCATCGTTTCCAACTAGCTCATCGATCACATCTGGACTTCTTGCCTGTGCAACTTTACTCTTTTTTGTGTGCACCCTTTTTTGCTTTTTGTGTGCACCCTTTTTCTTGGTTGCATCCCTTTGCCAACCATTGCGACTTTTCCACGACTTGACAGTATTGAGTGACACGCCATACTTTTCGGCAATGTCCTTATACTTCATTCCAGCTAAATAGTCCTTTTCAGCATCTTCAATGCGACTCACTTCATATCACCCACCTCCAAAGTAGTTTTATTATTGTTATTGCTATTACTTAGCCATAAGCTTGTCCATAAGTTGCTTTTCTTTCAAAACTTCACTCTCGAACTTTTTATGTTTTTTCTTGCTAGTCTCACGATCAAGCTTGTTAATTAGATACTCTTCCAAGCCACAACTCACGAGACCATCATCTTTTGTCTGTTTCAAGCGATCCCCTCCTTTTTTTGGTGCAAAATAAAAAGCCAGCTGTTGTAGCTGACTTTATAATACTTTTAAAATAAAGACCCGGGCCGGACTCGAACCGGCTAGCATTACGCTACTCTTCAATACCGGGCCATTTTGCCACACTCGGCATTTACGTGGCAAGGACTTATCGCGCCCCCACGCTAAACTTATTTAGTGACGCTCTAGCACGTCATGCTTTCGCATTCAAGATGTTATCAAAGTAAATAATCGAACTCATATTCCAACTTTGGAACACTATCATAATAGCATGATGTAGGTCCCGTTTGTGTATACACTTTGTACAATCTATGTCCGATTTTTCAAACCTTTTCTGTTTACGGCAACAAAAAAAGACGATATACTAAGGATAACCATTCCAGTATACCGCCAAGCTATTAGCCAATCTACCTGCTGATAGCTTTTTTTATTTATATCCAAGAATTGCTTGGATTCGATAGTCTACTTCTTCAGGGATCTCTACTTTTTCAAGTAACCTATAATTCCTGTGCAAGACATCCATTGTTGTCAACTGATCACACAATAATGTGCCCTTAGTTACTGAACTCGGATATACCGAAGCCCAATCGATCGCTAACGGATATTCTCGCTTCGACGAAGTAAACGGCACGGCCCAAACAAATGGGCTGACCTCATTTAACAGCCTTTCACTGACTATTAGCCAAGGCCGCTTGCCTTTTTGCTCGTTGCTTTCGTAAGGTTTTGGATCATTGGAGACTAAAATAATGTCTCCACGTTCTAAGGGATCATTCATAAATCCACCGTCCTAATTAAAATTTTCGTGTTATAACGCTACTTCATTCACTCGCACGAATATCTTAATAAAGCTCTTCTCCTACAGCTCCACCCTTATCAACGATCTCAAAAGGATAGTCAGATCTAGTTCCGCTATAATTCTTGAATAACTTATCTAACGCCTTATCTTCCTTGACCTCAGGCGTTAAAACTAATTTTTTATCTTCTACTTTGACATTGAACGCTTCATAATTTTCTCCGAGTTCTGCCAACAAATTTTTTGGTAGGCGAATAGCTTTTGAGTTTCCCCACTGTCTTAAACTTATTATCATGCTAAC